CACCAGCTGGTTTTCTTGCAATGGCAAGTCCTAATCTTCCAGACATAACAATCGGCCCCGGACAAACCAGCCAAGCTGACGATTACTTTAATACTGTGCTTTACACTGGTGATGGTGCATCATCTAACGCTATTACTGGTGTAGGTTTTCAGCCAGATTGGGTTTGGCTAAAATCAAGAAGTGCTGCAACAATACATAATTTGTTTGATTCATTAAGGGGGACAAAACTATTACAGTCTGCAGCTGGTGATGCACAACAGGATAATGCTAATTATTTGACTGCTTATGGTACTGATGGTTTCACCGTAGGTAATAGTTCTAATGTAAATGCTTCTTCAGCTACGTTTGTATCATGGAATTGGAAAGCTGGCGGCACACCTAGCGGAGATAATTCCGCCGCAAATAATGCAGAGCCTACAGCAGGGTCTGCTAAAATAGATGGTTCTAATCAAAGTGGTGCGTTTTCCGGTTCTCCTTCCATAGCTATAAAAAGACTTTCGGCAAGCACTACGGCTGGATTTTCTATAGTACAATGGACAGGTACAGGATCAGCCGGAACAATCCCTCATGGTTTAGGGGCTGCGCCAGATTTTTATGTTGTTAAAAATTTAACTGACGATGGCACAAGTTGGCAGGCTTACCACCGTGGAATAGCCTCTGATGCAGAAACAGATTATATATATCTTAATAGCACTGCCGCAGCGGATGATTCTGACGATTGGAATGATACTGCACCTACTGCTAATGTGTTTTCTGTAAAAACTCATAACCAAGTAAATGCTAGTGGTGATGAATATTTAGCGTACTTATTTACCTCTATTGAAGGCTACTCAAAGTTTGGTAAATATCAGGGCCGGGCAAATGCCAATGGTATGTTTGTTTTCACAGGTTTCAGGCCTGCCTGGCTGATGATCAAAAACAAAGATGCTTCTGGTTCTTGGATTATATTTGATAACACTAGAGAAGGTGGTGTTTCCAATATTGTTAATGACCATTTGATGGCAGATACTACTGCTGATGAAGGTACAGATAGTGATATAGACATTTTAAGTAATGGTTTCAAAAATAGACGTTCATCTACATCTTTTAATTCTGCTCATGAATTTATTTATCTGGCATTTGCCGACCAGCCATTTAAATTTGCTAATGCTCGGTGAAAAAAATCTATATACCCCTTGAAATGTCTGTAGAGAATACCTATATATAATACAACGATGCCATTAAGGGTCGTTGTATATAAATCTTGCTTTTTTAAGGAGAACTATTATGGTTACAAGCAAAACGCTAAGTCTATCAAATTTTCACACACTCGCACCGAATACTGTAGGATGGGAACGTCATCTTAACCGATTGAGCGATTATCATTCCCAAACACAAACAGGATTCCCCCCATACAATATCATTCAAGAAGGAGATTTTGATTATAAAATCGAACTTGCTCTTGCTGGATTCAGTAAAGATGATATTGAAGTAAAGGTTGCAGATGGTGTATTATCTATTAAATCTACTAAAGATAATGAAACAGGTGGTGAAGACATAAATACTCTACACAAAGGTATCTCGTACAGAAAGTTTAATCGCAAGTATGATCTTGCAGACGATATTGTAGTAAAGGATGCTAAACTAGAAAATGGACTTTTAACAATTCATCTGGAGAGAATTATTCCAGAAGAAAAAAAACCAAGAGTAATTGAAATTAACTAAAGGAGAAAATTTATGGCAAGAGTCACAAGAAAACCCGCTTCAAAAACAAGAGCAGCAATGTCAGGAGATCGTATTCCAGCATCTGTTGATAAACAGAAAGTAGAAAGCACTGCAGCTGCATGGAAAAATGCAGGCAAAGGTGATTACTACCAATCAGATCAATACAAAGCTTTGATGGGTAAATAAAAAAAAAGGAAAGGGGGTTGACATGATCCCCTTTCCATGTTACTATTGATAATCAAATCCATAAGAGGAGAATTATATTATGGGAATCAAAATTTTTGATCTACCGCCAGGCGGTTTAAAAGATGGTGCTGTTGCATCATTCAATGGAGAAGAATCTGATAAGTCTGTCAAAGATTCTTTACCCCTAGAAAAAATGGGTGAATCAAATAAAGTTGTTGAAAAATCAATTGAGGTTGCTCCAACAGAAATTACTGAAGATATGACTGAAAATGATATTGAACGTATTCCAGTTCGTGGTGAAATTGTTATAGAACAAATCTCACCAGAAGACCCACCACAAAGAAAATATGTAACGTATGATAAACTTGATCGTGTTGTATCTTCTGATCCAGAAGGTACACCAGAGTTTACAGCTGCAACAGGTGTTGTTGGTGAAATGCGAGCATCATTAAAAACTATGATTGGTGCATCCATGTTGCGAGTAGAACTCCCATCTGATGTAGTTGAAGAATTAAATCAGTACATTGATGATGAAGTTATTCCAGCAGATGTTAGTGCATCTGAAAAATTAGTTGGTCAAATTAACAGTACCGACAAATCAAAACAACTTGTGTTTGATCTAAACTCCGAAGTTGGTAGTTCATTTAAAACAGTTCTGGACAAACTTGGTAAGACATTTGTTAGTCGTGGTTTTGGTGCAGATGTAGTTGCAGACACTTTTGAGGCATGGACAGTACACAGTTATGCTGGTGACTATAATCCACTACACAATCATGGTTGTCACACTATGGCAGGACTGTCATGTATTCTATACTTGAAAGTTCCAGAGTGTATTCAAAATGCAGTTCCCCCTGCTGAACATGGTGAATCTACTGATGGGTTAACATATTTCAATTGGGGTCAAGCAACTAGTGTTGACATTGATATGTTAAGACCTGTTACAGAAGAATATGTAAAACCAGAAGCTGGTACTATGTTGATATTCCCATCGTGGTTGAAACACGCAGTTATGCCATTCTCTGGTGAGGGTGAACGTAGGACATTCTCTGCAAATATAAATGTATTCAAAATGTCAGAATTTGATGGAATGTCAGAAGAACAACAGATTGCGAAAATTGAAAAGTTCAGAGGTTAATTTGAATTACAAATATAATGAAGATATTACTTTAGAGGAACTAAGGGAATATATTGACTCCACTTATGATGCACACTATAGCAAGGACAAGTTTCAGGCTACAGAGTTCATCATAGATGGTGGTCATGGTGAGGGTTTTTGTATCGGGAACATACTCAAGTATGCACAACGATACGGAAAAAAGAATGGTAAGAACAGAAATGACTTGCTAAAAGTGATACACTATGGTATAATAGCGTTATACATTAATGAAATGGAGAATATTGAAAATGAAACTAAGTAGTCACACTACTTCTGTATTGAAGAACTTTGCAACGATTAATCAAAATCTTGTAATTAAAGAAGGTAACACAATTACAACTATGTCTGCAATGAAGAACATCATTGCAAAAGCAGAGGTCGAGGAAACCTTTCCACAAGAGATTGCAATCTATGACTTGAACGAGTTTCTTGCAGCCATGTCTCTGTTTAAAGAACCTGTATTGGATTTCCAAGACAGTTATGTTGTTATCAAAGAAGAGAACAGCAAGTCTAAAGGATTACGTTACTGGTACTCTGATCCGTCTGTTGTTACATCACCTACCAAGATGATTACAATGCCATCAGAGGAAGTCAAGTTCACCATGTCTAACGAAGACTTAAACAAACTGAAACGTGCTGCATCTGTAATCGGAGCTCCTGATTTGGTTCTACAAAAGAATGGTAGTGATCCATCTACACTTACTGCTTGTGACAAGAAGAATGATACTGCAAACGATTATTCACTGGATTGTCCTGTTGATGGTGAAGGTGAGTTTAAGTTTTGGTTTAAGGTCGAAAACATGAAATTGTTGGATGGTACTTATGATGTAGAAATTTCATCTAAGAATATCAGCCACTATAAGAACAAGGGAACTGATGTAGAATACTGGATTGCCCTTGAACCAGAATCAACATATTCTGCATAAAAAAACAAAATAATGAAAAAAGGGGGTTGACATTGCCTCCTTTTTCGTGTACTATGTAATAGTAAGATGAATTGTAACTAGAGAGATTATTATGAATTATCCATTTGAGATTAAAGAAGATGTCGCCCTAGAGGGGTTTGCAAAAAAACCTGTTTTGATGAAGGGTATGACTCTTGAA